GCTCATCCCTGCCGCCTGAGCCTTGCGCTCGCACGCCTCCCAAGCTGAATCGGTCCAGCGTGCGGCGCGTTGCTTGAGACGCTGCTCAGCGGGGATGGGAGGCCTTCCCAGGCGTGTCTGCTGGGATTCGGCGGCGTCCTCGAGGCGGTCTCTGATGGGACGGGGCATGATGTCTCCAGAACGAGCAAAGCCCCCGAAGGGGCTGATTGGGTTAGGCGCTCAGCGCCTTGTATGCGGCTCGGTAGCCGCGAGTCCAGTGGGGTGCGACTCGCGCCGCGTTGTGCTGGAGGCGGGTTTTGGGGTCGGCGTTGTCAGCGCCGCCCTTGGTGATGAACTGGGCGCAGGCGTCCCAGCCTTTGATGTAGTTGGTATGGTTCGCGTTGGTCTTGTTGCTCATGTTCTCTGTCTCCCTGGCCGCTCAGTGCGACCGTGGGTATACCCTAATGGAGATATCGCAGAAGTACAAGGGAGATATTAGAAAAAGGTGCAGAACGAGAAAAAGCCCCGGAGGGCTCCTCTCTAGAAGGCTTCGCCCATGCCGGTAACAACCGGGCCGAAGTAGTGACGCCACTCGCCATTGACCACGCCGTAATCGCTTACGGTGAGGGTGCGGCAGGAGCCATCCGCGGTCATCCACGAGTAATCCTTAACCACAATGCTCTTGGCGATGCCGCTGCCTTCTGGGCCATATGAACGGGCGATGCCTCGGAAGATGGGGGCAACGTCAGAGCGCTTCTTAGCCCAGCGGTCGCGGGAGCGGAACCCGGGACCAGTGGCTTGCACAAAGTAGTTGCTCTGCTCCCCACGGCGCCGGATGTAAGTCTCGCCGCGGACTGTCTTGCTCTCGTAGATGCTGGCGTCAAAGTTGCTCATTTTTCGTGTCTCCCGTGCGGTGTGTCCCGCTGACAGGGATATTTATACGATATCCCCGAACTGAGCACAAGGGAGATATCGGAGAAAGTTGAGAAAGCTCCCAGGGCGAGACTCTTGCGCATTGCAAGCGCTTCCGCGTATCCTTGCCGAGTGCAGACCCTGACGAAGACTCCGCCGCTCCCTGGCGATGCAGAGGAGCGCGATCGGCGCGCGCATGCTGCGAAGGGTCGCCGCATTCTGTCCGGCCAGTGGGAGGGCGATCTGCGGAAGGCGGTTGATGACTTCTTCCCAGAAGAAACCGCGCAGATGCTGGACGGGACGATCGATCTGTCCAAGAACGTCCTGGGCCGCACGGCCACAGAGATCAGCGTCCAGTATCACCGGATCCCGCTGATCTCAGCGGAGGACAGCAACGAGCAGGCCGTTGAGAGCTTTGCCAGCCGGCTCGATGCCGCTGGTGTATGGCAGATGGCGCAGAGCAACCAGCGCAGCACTTGGGGGATCCGCGAGGGTCTGATGCGCGTTGACTATGTCCTCCCTCGAGGACGGCTTCAGGTTCGGTCTGTGCCTGCTGATCTGGTCTTCATCGAGGCAGACCCGCAGAGCCCAGACCTGCCGATCCGAGTCACAGAGGCCAGGGTCCGCAGCATCGCCCGCGGCGGCGAGGCCAGCGATCGATGGACCTGGGATGTGGTGGACATCAGCGATGCTGAGAATCCGACATACAGGGTGATGCTGCCTCCCGATGATCCCAACTCCTCAAAGGCGCCAACAGACATCACCGAAGAGGTATTGGGCGGCGAGTTCGATGGCGAGGCGTTCCCATGGCGGATCGAAGGCGTGCCAGTCCTGCCTTATCTGCTGTATCACGCGCACCGAACCGGAAGACTGTGGGACGGCTGGCGAAACTCTGAGCTGATGGCAGGAACGCTCAGGGTTGGCGTCTACTACACGCACCTTGGTTTTCTGATGCGGGACTGCGCGCATCCCATCCGCTGGGCAGCTGATGCCGTGGTTGACGGCACAGAGGACCGCGGGACAGGCGGCGGCAAGCGCAAGGAGGTCCACGTCAACGCGGCGTCTTTGCTGATGCTCAGGAGCACCAGCACAGGAGGGATCCAGACTGGACAATGGGACGCAGGCGCAGATCCTGAGCGGACCCAGCTGGCGATCCGCGAATATGAGCGATCGATCCTGATGGACGCCGGCCTCGAGACCGATGACACCCAGCGGAACGGCTCAGCCCAATCGGGATGGGCCATCGCTCTGAAGCGCTCAAGCGTCCGAGAGAAGCAACAGGAGATGGAGCCCAACTTCCGCCAGCAGGACGAAGTGTTGCTTGCTCTGGCGGCCAGCTTGCTCAATGTTCACGAAGGCGCCGGGCTTCCAGAGACTGGATGGTCGATCACCTATCGCGGCCTCCCTCTTTCGCCAGTGGAAGTCGAGACGCGCACCAAGCAAGCGATGGCCGACATTGAGTTGGGGATCGCGTCGCCCGTTGATCTGGTGCTGGCGGCCAACATCGGCTGGACCAGGGACCAGGGCAAGGATCGGCTCAGGGAGATCCGCCAGGAGAACGCAGAGTTTGGCAACCGAGGAGCAGGACCATGAGCGACGGCCCGGCAACATTCACGCAGGCGCAGGTTGATAAGCTGATCAAGGAGCGGACCGCGGAAGTACGCGAACAGCGAAACGCGCTGCAAAAGCAGATCAACGACAAGGCCGCAGAGTTCGCGCAGCTCGAGAAGCAGGCCAACGGTTGGAAGGCGCAATGGGAGGCGGGCCAGGACGCAGGCGAGAAGCTGGCAGCGCTACAGGCTGAGCACGACGGCGCGAAGACCACATGGAGCAGAGAGCGGATCTTGCTGGGCTCGCTGGGCTCGAGCTACGACGAAGACGTGGCGGCCGTCGTGATGGCGAAGTACGGCAAAGCTGAGAAGCCTGGCGAGTTCGCTGACTGGTACGCGAGCACAGGATCTCAGCTGCCCATCGTGCGCGCCATCGCTCCACAGCAGCAGGCGCCATCTGAGGCCAGCAACGGCGCAGAGCAGGCGGCGCCAGATCCTGTCGCTCCCAAGCCCACAAACGGCGCCCCGAACGTCGGCGCAAAGGTCAGCCCAGGACCAGACCAGCCGCACACTCGCGGCAAGTTCCGAGACATGGATCAGGCCAATTGGGCGAGCACTCGCGAGCGCTACGGGCTGAAGCCCAGGCCACAGAGATAATTGACAGAGGGCGGCCGCTGGCCGCATTGTAGAGAGCACAACCCGCGCAGCCATCAGGTCTAGCTCACCGGAACGAGCGAGGCAAAGCGCCCAACAGGAGGACGATCCTCCGAGGATGACTGATGGCTGATGAGGTAACTTTTGCAGGGTTCAAGGCCGATGCCGGTCTTGACGAGATCCTTAACCGGCTGGTCCATGAGGACCTGGTTGATCGCGCTGATCTCCTGATGACCGCAACGCAGATCGGTGATCTGAGCGGATCGGGCAGCGACACGATCAAGACTCCAGCATTCCAGCGAAATAACGCGATGGTGGCTGCGGGCGAAAACGTGGCGGCCGTCAATCAGGCGGTTGCCAAGCGGTCCTACACGATCGCCGTCGCTCGCCAGACGATCGCTTTTGAAAAGTCTGACTTCGCTGGGATCCTTGGGATCGCAGGCGTCGATCTGCCTCGCCTTGTCGCCATGGTCGTAGATGCTGCGAGCTTCCGGCGCACGGACATCATTGCGGCCCTGTTTCCCTCCTTCACCACTGCGAAGGGCACCAGCGGCGCGGTCTTGACTGTTGACGACATCTACGAAGCGCAGTTTGCGCTGACCATCGCGCTCAACAGCGCCGCTGGGATCGTGGCAGCGCTCAAGCCCAAGCAGCTGACGCAGATCCAAGACGATCTGCGGAATGAGGGCGGCGCTGTGCAGTTCCTGCCGGCCACTGGCGCAATGCTTTCGGCCAAGGGCCAGGGCTTTGCGGGCAGTTGGAACGGGCTGGACTTTCACTCGGTGGACAGCGTCACAGATGACACCACGGACTTCAGCGGCGCGATGTATGGACCGGGCGCCCTTGCCTATGCCACTGCATCCGCCCAGGAGGCCGCTGGCTCCATTCCGATCCCAACCGGCTCGAGCATCTTTGTGGAGGCTGAGCGCACTGCGCGCCAGGCTCTCAGCTCGGTTGTTGGCCATGATTATTTCGGCGCCGCGATTCAGGAGAACGCCCGCGGCGTTGAGTTGAACAGCGGAGTCTGATGCAGATCGGGCGGCGTAGGACTTATGTCCTGCTCCTCGGCTCGATCGAGTCCTGCGCCGCCCATCCATTGAGGAGAGAACGTGTCAGCGATCATAGGCAAGCAGATCACCGAGGAGCACCGGTCCGATGGGCCGATGGTGCCTGCTGGAGTCAGAGCCCGTGAGCCTTTCTTGTATGCGGTCCATCCGCACAAGTGGCCCTGGGATGATGCTCATGGCGATCATATGCCAAAGCTGAATCGGATCCCGATCACCAAGGGCTGCGGCGGCGTTGACAAGGACGGCAATGATGCCCTCTTGCGCGCAGGCCTCGAGGAGCATGACTACATCGTGATCCGCCCATCCGATCAGCGATTGGGCAAGTGGGCCAACTACACGTTTTCAGTGCCGCACGCTGGCGGCCGGAAGTACATCGTGAGCCGGTTTGAGGTAGAGGGCTCTGGCAATGTGGAGAGCATCGCCGGTCATCTCTACGTGGACAAGGACCAGGACCTCGAGCGCGAGTTCAAGCTGTTTCTGCTTTCGCAGAACATCGTGCCTCCGCTTGCCATGCGCCTTCGTCGTCACTTCATCCTGCAACAGCGCGAGCGGGTTGCGCGGATCCAGGGCAGAGCAGAGGCCAAGGACTCCGCTGCGCTCAGGGTCAAGCTCAAGGCTGCCAAGAAGCGCCTTTCCAAGATGGAGGCCGCCAGAGAGCGGGCGCAGGGTGGCCCTGCCGAGGTCGCGTCAGCATGAGCGCCGGCGAACACCCAAAGGGCAGAGAGGCCATCCGCAAGATGACGGAGCACACGATCAAGAGCAATCCTGGGATCGACCCAAGGAAGGCTCACAAGATCGTCAAGGCAGCAGCCGATCGGCACTTTCGCCGCGAGCGCGCAGAAGGCCGCAAGGGCTGATGCTGTACGTCAATGAAAGCAAGATCAGCCTGAGAAGTGCAGTCGCGCCGATCCAGGCAGCGAGAAGCGCTGCGGCGATCAGCATCTCTGAGGCGCCACATGTGCGCGTAGATGGCCTCGGCGGCGTCTATGTCGTGAGTTTCTTCACATCGAGCAAGGCTGCGAAAGCTGGCAAGCGCGAGGGCGCACTGGTTGTCGCAGAGCACATCAGCAGCGGAGGCGTCAACAGGACCAGAGTCCTCACAGACACCAGAAGCTGACAACCTGCGGCGCCGCTTGGCGTCGCTCCAATGGAGCGCAGGAAATGGCAACACCATCACAGAGCAAGGTCCTTGACGGGGCACTGAGAAGCAACGGATCCGCGGCCTTTGTCAAGGTGGGGGATGCCGTTGTGGCAGATGCCGCCCTCGATGCTGGCCAGACAACCCTTTACCTGGATGAGGCAGCCAACAAGCTGATCTTCAAGGCGAAGTATTCGGACGGCACGGTCAAGACCCACGAGCTTGCGCTCACTTAGGCTAGGCGATGGCGTACGCTTTCACTGAGTCAAGAGTGGTTGATCGGACCCAGGGCCGCCAGACCCTCACGATCCAGATCTCAGAGACTGACGCAGCTGCCGCGTCTGAGTTCTCGATCACGAACCTGCCGCGCATGGGAAGGATCGTATCGTATCGCGTGACGCTTACCGCAGGATCTGGCGCTACGGTCAATCCCAAGGTGGGGACCTCCGCGGCCTTTGTGGTGGACAGCCAGAACCATGTCGGCAGCAACACGACGACTGCCGCACATGTCAACGATCAAGTCGCGCTTGGCTATGCCTCGAGCGATGGGCGGCTCTTCGTCCGCAGCTCGGTCAACGCGGGCGCGGACAACGCGATCAGCACTGAGATTGTGATCGTTGAGGGCGGTCAGAACTGATGGCATGGACAACACCAGGGGCAGGCGGCGCAGGCGGCGGCGGGACAGGCGGAGGCGGGCTCACATCGCCGGTTGGCGTAGCTGATGGCGGGACTGGCAAGACGACGACGCCTGAAGGCGTGGCGGCTCTGCTGGGGATCACCCCAGTCAGCAACGCGGCCGTGGACTTCTTCGTGGACGCAGTGGCCGGCAGCGACGCAGCAGACGGGCTCACGTCTGGGACTGCGTGGCAGACGACCGCGCGCATGGAGGAGGCGGTCCAGTACAAGCGCGAATGTCAGCTGTTCAACGAGGCGCTGAGCTTCACGCTGGTCGGCGGCGACAATGCCAGCGGCGCACCACTCGGCACCCAGCAGACCTATACGCTTCCGGATGAATATCTGCGATGGGGCAAGGTCACGATCAAGGCCACTGGCCGCTTGCGCGAGTTCACGAACACGATCGCAAGCACGACGGAGCTTCAGGTCGGCGGCGTGACGGGCGGTCTTCAGGCTGTGGTCAATGGTGCGCCGGGCTTCACGCCGGGCAAGGTGGTTGGCCTTTTCGCTGAGAATCTGACGAGCGGGGAGGTTGTCGGAGTTGGTCATCACGGCTCTGCGACTTCGTTTCAATACGCGCAGAGCCGCTCAGCGGGCGCATGGACGCCGTCGTTCTCGGCCACGGACACTGTCGAGTTCTACCGCCACGGAGCCAAGCTGGTCCTGCCGGCAACGGCAAAGCGCGAGCGCTGGACTGAGTTCCGCGTCGAGGACTGCGAGCTAGATCATCTTGGGCCGCAATGGTTCGCCCAGGGCACGACCGATCTCGTTCGCGTGTTCGTCAACGGACCGCGCCTGTTCCCTGAGGTCGGCGGCGGGGATATGGTCCTCGAGTCCTGCGTCTACAACTACGACAACCGCGCAGGTCCGCACTATGGATCGAACCTACACATCAAGGGCTGCGTCATCACCAGCGACGGCGTTGACGGCCGGCTGAAGATCAACGGCGGCGAGCTTCGTTTCACCGGTCACATCCTCGCTGTGGACTTTGGCGATTGGGACCTAGAGGACAACTCACTCATCCGCGGTCAAGCCAACGCAGGCGCGCACGCAGTGCTCTACACGATCGACGGCGGCACGATCACAGCGGGAATCACGACGGTTTCGACCGCAGATGATAGCGACTACATCCGCGTCGATGACTTTCAGATCGTCGGCCGACTGCGCGCTGGCAAAACCAACATCTTCAAGGGCACGCCACATTTTCAGATCAATTGGAACCCGCTCAACGACATCCAGCAGAGCGGCGGCTCTCCTGCGCTCGTCGAGGACACCCAGCGCCCGACGACCTTCAGCGTGGCGATCCCTGGCGTAGCTGCGAACAATGAAGCCGGGTACAGCAACGGCGATCGGTGGCAGACACCGTCGGCAGAGTGGGTCCTCCTTGATGCGACGGTGCCAACGTGGAAAGATCTCACGGCAGCGCCGCCCTATGTGATCAGCGCCTGTCCCTTCGGCGCAAAGTCAGATGGGACCGGGAGATTCCTGATAACCAACGGGAAAACGAGCGACGGCGACGACACGAGCAAGGACAAGACGAGGCAAGCTATCCCGGTTCCTGCGGGCATCACGAGCGCGCAGCTGATCGCCCTCGTTCACTACAGTCAGTCTGCGGACCTAACGACTACGATGAAGGTCCACATAAACGGGCTCGTGGTGGACACGATCACCTTAGCCCCGAACGCAAATGGCGCAGGGCAGGAGGCTATGGCGGCAGCCGTGGCGGATGGCGACTACGTGGAAATCGAGTACGACGCGAACCAGCAGCCGGGTGAGTGTGCCATGTCGTTTCTGCTGGAGGTAACGCCATGATTGTCGGCATCGTCAAGATCGGACCTGGGATCGTCCCGCTGGAAGAATTCCGCGATGGATCCTCGACGGCTTCCGCTGTGTCGGAATTCTGCGGCGAGTACACGCCGCCATTCGTGGAAGCCGACTACTTGGGGATCGATTCAGGGTGGACAGCGCCGACGCCGGAGCTTCGCAAGCAGTGGGGCTGGAATTTCGACACATCCGCGCTGGTTGAGATCGTGGATCCCTGATGGCGGTTCTTTCCCAGCTTGCGCCGCGGATCAAGCGCCCAGACTTCATCCAGCGCGACGCAGACAACACACTGAGCCTGCCGGTCTACCGAGACGGCGCTCTCCAGGCCGTGACGAGCGGGACGATCAGCGTGTTTGACGATGCTGGGATCAACGGGACTCCCCTCGTTGACGAGGCCGCTGTGGTGGTTGTCGCAGGTGTCGCCACCCATGACATCGCCGCAGCGTCCTTACCCATTACCAAGCCGCTCGACGACACTTGGCAGGAGCGTTGGACCCTGACGATCGCAGGCCAGGTCTATACATTTTGGCGCGATGCGCAGCTGGTCTTGCGCCTGCTCTATCCGGTGATCTCAGACGACGATCTGATCAGCAGACACACCGAGTTGACGCAGTGGCTCACTGCGGCCTCGAGGACCAGTTATCAGGACTACCTTGACGACGCCTGGGACACCATTCAGATCCGCCTTCTCGAGGACGGGCGCCGGCCCGTGCTGATCATGAGTTCGTGGAGCCTGCGCGAGGTCCACATCCAGCTCACGCTTGAGCGGATCTTCCGCGACTTCAGCAGCTCAGCAGGCGGCGCGCGCGGCAAGTATGCGGCCCTGGCAGACCACTACAGGATGGCCTATGCGGCCGGCTGGTCTCAGATGAAGCTTGTCTACGATGACTCCGAAGACAACGACATCAGCGAGGACGAACAGGGCCAGAGCGCTGCATCCGTGATCTATCTGGGCGGCACTGGGCGCGGCAGACGGATCTGATGGCTGAGCACAACGACATCTTTGAGGCGCTGGTGGCAGAAGGCGTTGATGCTGGCTTGCATGAGTCCCCGATCTTGCTCGATGTGAAGTCAACGCCCATGCCTGCGCTCCATCGCGCTTTCACGCTGGACATCCAGACCCGCAACAGCACGAAGAACCGAGACCGCAGAGAGACCACGATCCGCCAGCTGCATGATGTGATCTACCGGATCGCCCATCTGCTTGATCCAGTGAATCAGACAGAGACACAGCGCGCCGCTTATCAGGACGGACAGAACGTAGTCGTTGAGGTGATGAACACGATCGCGTCTCCGCTCAACACTTGCTCAATCAACTATGTGAAGACCGCGCGCACCCTGAACCCTCCGCGTGAGTGGCTCTTCACTGACGTGACATTTACCGTTGAGGTGTCCTGGTCCATCGCAACAGTGGCAGCGCCATGAGCCCAGGCGAAGCCATCGCGCTATTTGGCAGATTCGGCGCAAACATCTCCCGCGACATCGAAGACCTGATGGGCGAGCAGGCGATCTTGCTGAGCCAGGATCTCACAGGACCGCAGCCCAACACATTCACTCCGCGCCTAACGGGCACCCTGGCCCTGAGCGCCCGCGTTGACCACAGCGGCCTCAATGTCTCGTTTGTGAACGATGCGCCACCATACAGGCTCGCGCCTGGTCAAGGCGGCGTCAGAGAGTCGGGCGGGCAGCCGCAGATCGCAGACTATCTCAGGGATGAAGAGAGCTATGCATCCGAGGTCCATGATGGCCTGTATGAGGCCGATGCGCTCGCTGCCTTTGAGTTGCGAATGGTTGACGAGCTGACGATCGCAGTTGAGCGATTCGTGGAAGCGCAGTTCAATGCCTAGCGTTGACTTCAGCCAAGATCTGGGCTTGCGCGTTGGGGCAACGCTGCGGGACTTCGGCTCACTGGCGCCAGACGCAGAGCGGATCTTGCGCGGTCTGCGCCTCGACATCACAAAGGAGGTGATCAACATCTGGCCTGAGGACACAGGCACCAGCCGCGCAGCCTGGGAGATCGTGATCGACGGAATGATCTTGATCTTTCGCAATCCCGTCGAATATGTGAGCTTCGTCTTCCAGGCTGGCGACTCGTCGCAGACGCCGATCGCTGACTTCCTCGAGGCCAAGGCCGCGGAGCTTGTCACCGTCGCAGTGGCTGAGCTGCGGCGCCTTCTGGCGATGGTGCCCAGGCAGCGCGACATTTTTCGCCGCCCAAGCAGAGCGCCGGATCCAATCGGGCGCGCCAGGGCGGCAGCTCTGTTTGCGACTACAGCACGACTTTTCCAGCAACGAGGCGCGCGCGAAAGACTGCGCGAGCGCTTCTCAGTAGAACCAGACGGCAGGGCTAGAGCCCGCAGCCGAAGGAGGTAGAGATGCCCTACTCAACGATCGTCAAAACAAAGCGAGACGGCACGCTGCTATTCGCGGACAACGCGGGGGCCAATACGCTCACCGTCGCTTTCGAGGCTGGTGACTTCAGCTTTGATGCGCCAATGGAAGGAGTGCAGGAGTTTCTTGACCGCGGCCGGCACACCGATCCGCCTTCGATCCGATATTCGGACGATGCGCCGATCACCGGCAGTTTCACCTGCTACCTGCGGGACATCGCTGATGCGGCCTACGCCACGGTCGAGGAGATCTTGCTCCAGTCGGGCGAGGTTGGAAGCACATGGGTCTCCACGATGGGCGCCAATGGCGAGGTGTTCACACTCTCGCTGACATGGACGATCGAGGGCACTGATCACGGAGATGCGTCTGACCACGTGCTCACGTTCCCCTACTGCTCCGTCCGCGGATCCATGGCAGAGGGCGATCCCAGTACGCTCACGGTGAACTTCACCAGCTACGTGAACAAGCCCAGCGTGATCACCTAATGCTCGAGAAGCCACTAGCAGCGCTCAAGGATGCGCTGGCCGCTGCGGTTGCCGATGTGGCGGCCCACGGTGGCCCCAGCATCCCTCCCAGCAACAAACCAAGGCGCGACTACCAAGGGCGCTTCAAGGCCGCAGGCAAGGCGCTGGAGGCGTTGGAGATGGCGCTCTCTGGCGTGCCCGATCCTGACTACTCGGCACTGCCGAAGAAGAAGGCGAAAGAATGATCAGACGAAAGAAGAAGCGCAAGCTGCCCGACCCTGTCTTGCCTCCGCTCTTCGCTGTGGACGTTGACGGCAAGGGTGAGCACGTCTTCAGCTCGATGGATCCAGTGACTGCCGCTGAGTTCTTTGCCGAGATGGCAGACAGCGGAGTGACCGCGCTGTCTGCTGACGATGGCGCGGGCGCTGTCTACGCGATGACCGCCAAGCAATGGCGCGTTGGCGGCGCTGCGATCGGTGCCTGCTGGCACCATCGGACGATCGATCTGGAGTCATCGGCCGCAGATCATGGATCGTTCATGGCGCTGGGCGGCGCAGTGATCAAGGAGTTACACGCCGAGGGCTACAGCATAGAACAGCAATCTCAGCTTCTTTCTGGCGTGGTCAAGCAGATGGGCGGCGTCAGGGTCACCAGGGAGGAGGTAGAGGATCGAGTGGGTTTCTCCGCAGCCCCAGCGGACGCAGTCAGCTAGTCGCGATCGACGCTGGCCTGCATCTGTTGGGGGGGGATCCTCAGGCATTTTACTCCCTCGACAAAGGAAGGCAGCTCGATGTGTTGGCGTATCATGCGCTAGTGACTGATATCCGATTCGAGGGCCGCTTTTGCCTGGTCCAACCGCTCACGCTGGGCGGCAGACAGCTCCTTCAGGCGATCTGGAGCGGCAAGCACAAGATCGGCGCCGCAGCCAGAGAGGCCACAAATCGCGTGATGTCTAGGATCCTGAAGTCGAGCGACAACAAACCGGAAGACGTGAGCTTCTTCTTCGGCGGCGGCCATGGCTGAGATCCGCTTTGATCTCGTTGGCGATTCGTCCAGCCTCGAGAGCGCAGCGTCTGACGCCGAGACCGCGATCGGCGGCGTTGACGATGGGCTGAAGGACGCCGGCAAGACGGGCAAGAACGTCTTAGGCAAGGAGATCCCAGGCAGCGCAGCGATCGCCAAGAAGGCGCTCGGCGCAGCGGCCCTCGCAGCGGGCGCGATGACTGCCGCTCTCGTTGGCACAGCCAAAGCGGCGATCGATCTCAGCGCTCAGGCGAATGTCATCGCCAAGGACGCGAAGAAGATCGGCACCAGCGCCGAAGAGCTACAGGTACTGCAAGGCAGTTTCGACCTCCTGACCAAGGGCGGCGTGGGTGCATCACGCGCGATCCAGGACCTTCAGCGAGGACTGGCAGAGGCGGCAGACGGAGCGGGGCCGGCCAAGGATGCGCTCGGCAAGCTGGGAATCGAGGCCTCGGACTTCACGGGGCTGGGGATCGCAGAGCAGGTCCAGCTCATCGCGGACAACTTCGGCAACCTGGACAACGAGGCAGACCGCGCCCAGGTTCCCCTTGATCTGCTGGGTCGCGCCGGTCGCGAGCTAGGACCAGCCTTCAGAGAGGGCGGCTCCGCAATCGCTGAGGCGATGGTTCAGATCGAGGCCGCCGGCGTCATCAGCAACGAGACCGCAGCGCAGAGCGAGGTGCTACAGGACAACATCCTGCTCTTGGGCAACACGTTCGACAGCGTGAAGCGCGACGTGCTCGAGCCGTTGATCCCGGTGATGGCTGGTGTCGCTGAAGCAGTGCGGGCGATGCTGTCTGATTTCAGGGACACAGGCGAGGCCGAGGAGTTCGGCAAGACGATCCAGCGGATCTTCGTTGAAGTCGCGCTGCCAGCAATCGCATCTTTCGCGCAGTTCGCAGAGACATCGCTCTTGGGCGTTCAGTCAACCTTTGCAGGATTCAAGGTCGTTGCTGCTGGTCTCAGCCTCGCATGGGCGAAGGTCACAGGCACAACAGAGGAGGCAGAGGCCGCCGCGATCAAGTATGAAGAGTCTTTAGAGACATCGGCGCGCGCTGCTTTTGAGTTCTCACAGGCTCAGGGATCGGTCAATAATCGCTGGACCGATATGATCGATCGGGCCAACAGCGCCGCCGCAGCGGCTCGAGATGTTGGCGTTGCCCTTGGGGTCTCTGGTTCAGGCCGAGGCGCAGGCGCAGGAGCAGGCGCAGGAGCAGGCGCAGGAGCGGGCGCAGGAGGCGATGGCGACGGAGGCGGCATCACCTTTGGAGAGATCGATCCAGAAGAAGACATGAGGATCAAAGTCGAGCAGAACTACCTTGACTTTTCTCTGGATGTTTTCGACCAACTCGAAGAGGCGCGCACCGAAGCTCACGCCGCCGAGATGGCACGCAGCGCAGACCTGCTGGAGGAGCGCCGGGCGAATCTGGGCGATTGGCTGAACATGACAGCTTCTGTCACGTCCTCGATCGGCGGCCTGATCGCAGATGTGACGGCGATCAGCGTCGCCAGCACGAAGGAGGACACGGAGGCTCACGAAGACGCTGTCCGCGCTCAGTGGGCAGCGCAATCTGCGCTGGCGATTGTTGAGGCTGGGATCAACGTTCCGCTGAGTATTTCGCAGGCTGCTGCCGGTCCCTGGCCTGCGGCCATCGGCTTCATGATTGCAGCGGGCGCTGCGTCAGGTGCTCAACTGGGCGCTGTCATCGCCAAGGCCGCGGTTGGCCCATCGTTTCACACTGGCGGCGTCGCTATGCCCAACGCGGGTCAGCGCGCGCTTGGTAGCGATGAGTTCGCAGCTGTGCTTCGTGCTGGTGAGGAGATCCGATCGCCGCAAGGCGTCAGGACTGCGCGCGAAAGCAGGCTCAGAGATGACAACGCGGGGATCTCAGGCAATCGGCCGATGGTAAACGTCTTCAAGATCCGCAATCGAACCACGGATGTCCAGATGCAAGAGAACCTGAGGACCCGCAGAGGCCCGTTATGGGAGAGCATCCGCCAGGACCAGCCGCGCGTTGGTCGCCACCAGGTGTTTGAGTAGATGGGCACGGTCAAAGACACAGATCGAGTCCAGGGTTTCATCGTCCCAGATCCGCAGATCAAGCATGAGACGCTGGCCGCGATTGGCGCAGGTACGACGGACAGCGCATACACGCAGGCAGGGCCGCGCGCTGGGATCCCAACGATCACCACAGACACCGATCTGGTCCTCGAGGCCAGCGGCAGCCAAGGCGCAGATGGCGAGCTTGAGATCGTATGTCATCGCGCTGGTGGCCCTGGCGCCAATGAGGGCGGCTTCGTCTGGCGTGATGTTGCTGCTGGCGATTCGTCCAGCCAGGTCAAGGGATGGGATGGTCCGCAGATCGTGACCGGCTGGGAGCCGCTCTTGTGGACCACATCACCGCAAGGCGCGGACCTTCGGCCAGATGTGATCAGGCTCAGCTCTGGACGCCTGCTATCAACCGTCTCGTCTACCGTGCTTGGCGTGGTTCGGATCGAGCGCTTCGATCCTGCGGATGGGCTCTGGACCGCGGCGAACCTCACGCCGAAGAACGCGGGATCAACCTATGTGAGCACAGCGGCGGCACTGCTCGAGCTTCCCAGCGAGCGGGTCTTGTGCGCGCTGGTCAGCAACGATTCAAACCAGATCGACGTGTACTACACCGATGACGAAGGCGACACGTGGGCGGCCGCTGGCTTTCGCGTGCTGGAGGAGGCGCTCACGGACTCAGGCGGTACTGATGCCATCGTGATCAACGACATCCGCTGGGATTACAGCAACGGGCAGATCCTACTGATGCTGGGTTACGTCGATCCCGCGGGCGATGCTGCTGCACAGTTCGCATCAACGGACCTCGGCGCGACCTTTGAGCTGGTGCTTGCTGAGTGGATTGACCCAACAGAGGAGCCCGTCTCGATCAACGTCCTTGGGCTGATGGGCGGCGGGTTTGTCGTTGTCTATGTGGCCAGGATCCCGGCAGGCGTTGCAGATGCGTTTTCGAGGACCATTGGATCCGCGTTGACACAGATCCTCTCGTTCTCGCGAGTCGGCATCAGCACAGACACAGGCGTCCCTGACGATGTGGTCGCATGGCGAGGCGAGGGCGGGCCGGAGATCTATGCGCTGACCACGAAGAACGGGACAGGATCGATCGGCAGGCCGCATCGATCGATCGACGGCGGCAAGAGCTGGCAAGGCTGGACCCAGGTAAACGAGGCCTTCTCATTGCACTCTGGCAACACGTTCACGAACCGCTTTGAGCGATGGGCAGCGGCAGAGACCGCGGGCAGGACCGCGTTGATAACTCGCTTCACCAGCCAGGACTCCTACGCCGACAAGTCGGTGGCGGTCATCTGGATGGGCGGCTATTCGTCGCATACTGCGCCGCTGGTCAATGGCAGCGTGAATCTGCGAGATCGTGATCTAGACTTCGTCGGCTGGGGTGATGGTCTGTCCCGTCTCGGCGGTCTGTACTTGCCCGCCGACGTGCCTGACAATGTGGACTGGCCCGTCCTTGGCCTTGGCTCTTCCGCGATCAACACATCGGCGCAGCTTGCGATCTCAACAGCGGCTCAGCGGCGGGACTTCAGCCGCAGCCTTGCCGATACGGGTGTCACTGCTGCCTTTTTTGAGTTCGCTGTGGAGATTGACAGCGGCGACGGTGACACGGCAACCGATGAGATCGCGTTTAAGATCTCGCTGAGCGGCGCTGTGCTGCTCTACAGCATCGAGGTCCGCCTATCCTCGACGGGTTACAGGCTCCACGACTCGCAGGCAGGCGCAGACATCGGCGCAGAAGTCGCCTTCGATCTGACGACGATGGGCAGGATCCGCGGCGCGCTGGACATCGAGGGCAACGCGATGCTGTGGCACGCCCGCTCTGGGCATGTCCGATCGTGGACCCAGGGCCGCACTGCCACATCACTGACGTTTGGCGCAGGCGGCGGCCCAAGCTCGGTATCTTGGGGCCATCAGACGGGGACCGCTGAATCACGCTGGGAGATGGTTGGCTATACCTATTGTCCCTCAAAGTGGCACGGGATCCAGGTTGGGCCGCTGGCGTCTGAGTGGAGCAATCCCGACTATCTCCACGCGCGCACATGGACGCCTGAGCCTACCGGCGTGGTTGATGGCGTTCGGATCAGGGCCAAGGACGGGCCAGGCTACAACGGCGATCTGTGGACCATTGCGACGGCGTACGATCATCCGATCAGCGCGATCGATTGGCGGCGCGCCTCGAGCCCGTCGAGAACCTGGCGCAGCAAGGGCACCGCCACGGCTGCCCATCTCGTTTGGGATCTGGAGGCTGGCGACTTTGGCAACAGTGCGATGCGCAATCATTCGATCGCGGTTGTGATCATGGGCGCGAATTTCGAGACGGCGGTTCTTGAGGGCTGGGACGGCGCTGCATGGCAGACGATCGGAACGGCCACAGCGTCAACGGGCTGGAGTTCGCTGGCCTATCGGCGCCGCGGATCGCGCGTCCAAGTGGACACAGGCACAGCAACCCAGGGCCCGCTCTATTTTTGGTATGGCTTCCACGTTGGCGACACATTCGATCTTGGCGCTGGCGAGGCAACAGATCGGCACCATCGGATCAGCCACAACACAGAGGGCGCTTGGGACGACGGATCGACAAAGCGGCCCACGATCACACTGGCGCGAGACAATCTGCCGGGCGCCCTGGCCAACTCTGCAACAGGAACGGGCGCAGTCTGGCGGACCAGCTTCGGCGTGATTGTCCACGACTTCACAGACGACTACTCGCTGATCCGCTTGCGGATCCCAAGCCAGACCACAGCAGACGGGTACTTTGAGATCGGCAATGTCTTGATCGGGCATCTGGCCGCCTTCGGTCATCAGTACGATCGCGGGTTCACCAGGATCACAACGAGCAACACAGAGAGCTTCCAGCGGCGCTCTGGCAGCACTCGCGTCCGCAAGCTGGGACCGGCGGCGCGAGAGGTTGAGATCTCCTGGGCTCAGACCGCTGTGGACGCATCCACAGCGCAGACCAAGAATCCATCACCAGACTACGTGGTAGGGGTGACCGGCAGCAGCAACCCGATCGCCAGCACAACAGACACGATCCGCCTGGTTGAAGGGGTGATCCTTGAGAGCGATGGCCCGGTCTCGCCCGTTGTTTATGTGGCCAGGGTCACAACGTCGATCGGCACATCGCAGCAGATGATCGATCGCCGCGAGTTCGTCTATGGTCGGATCGAGACAGATCCGCAAGCCGACCACGTTGTTGGTGATGAGGGACTGAGCGAGGTGGAGCGCCTGAACACGATCAGGCTCCGTGAGATCGTATGACTCGGCCATTCCTGCCTGACCGGCTCGACGCTGGTGCCTTCCATCTCCTGTTTGAGCTGGACTGGGCGGGCACTGTCTACCGGCTCGCAAGGGAGCGGATCGAGGCGACGATCGACGGCGAGGCCCTGATCTACGAAGGAGGCCTGGAGATCTCGCCAGCCTTTGAGGAGGCGATCGATCTGTTCTCAGTTGGCCTCGAGGAGCGGTCAGCAGATGTCACGCTGCACATGTCAGAGCTGGCTGACGTTCCCGATCTGGTTTCAAGAGGCCACGATCTAGGATCTGCATCTGGGCGGCTGCTGCTGTGGATCGATGGTGAGACGGTTGCGCGGACGCTGATCGAGGGCGAGATCCGCGATCCCAGCTACGGCAACAGCGACGAGCCGATCGTTCTGACGCTGGAAGAGGCGCCCTGGCTAGATCGGCTCTCCATCCCTGGCCCGCTCTCGTTCGTGAGCGCTGCTACCTGGCTCAACCGGGATGAAGATCTAGATGGTGAGCGGTATCCGGTTATCCTGGGCAGCCCTGGCGGCGGATCGCTTGCCGGATCTGTTGCGCTGCACGTGTCCACAACTCCAGGGAACCGCTATCTCATCGCTGAGGGCGAGATCGCCAGCGCATCCGTGACGCTGGAGAACAAAGCGAACGGCAACACAGTGAGCCTGCCAACAGTGCCCTTCACGGACTCTCGAGGAAACTACGTCACGATCGTTGACGACGCAGCAGACGGGCTTGCTGTGACTGTTGGTGATGCGATCTTTGTGCGATGGTCTGGCCTCGGTGCGCCTGGCGTGAGGACGGCCGGCGATGCCATTGAATACCTGCTGGCCCGCTCTGGTCTGCGCGTTGACTACGGCAGGACCCAGGCAGCCAGGGACCTGCTGTCCGAGTATCTGATTGATGCGTACATCCAGGCGTCGCCAGGCTCTCAGATCAGCGCCTGGGATTGGCTCTCAGAGCACATTCTACCGATCCTGCCGGTCTCTATCCGAACCGGGCCGGATGGCGTCTATCCGCTCGTCTGGAGGCATCACGCAGGCCGCTCTGATGCGGCCGCGGATCTCAACACAGCGCGCGGCGATTGCGATCGAGCTTCCGCGATCAACTACACCAGCCGGGACAAGGTCTATCAGGAGATCGAGGTCCTCTATCGCCGCGATGAGCTGGCAGGAGCGCAAGACGGGCGCGCGGTCCTGACTGGAGATCCGGAGTCAGCCGCAGCAGACTCTGATGCCTCGATGAATCAATATCTCCGCGAGTCGTTTGAGCGATATGCGGGCAGCAGGAGCGATCGAGTTTCGCGCCGCTCGATCACAACGTCTGTGATCTCAGATGACTCCACAGCTCAAAACGTCCTGAGCTGGCTTGCGCTGCGGTATGCGCACCAGCGCCGCCGGATCACCTACGACTGCGATACGAGGTATGGACACCTCGAGCCTGGCGATCTGGTGACTGTGACTGATGCTGAGATCTCCTGGGCCGATGTGCCGTGCCTGATCGATTCAATCGTCTGGACCGAGGAGGCTAAGATCGTCCTCTCGCTGACAGTTCAAGAACACGAGATCTTCCGGGTTGATCCATGAGCCAGCCAAAGACGATCCTACTGGTGGAGGACGATCCTGAAGTCGGCATCGTCACCACATTGCGCCTCCAGCTCGCAGGCTACGAGGTGATCCGCTCTGAGACGCTGGCGGGCGCTCTGCCTCATGTAGATCGGGCCGATCTGATCCTGCTCGATCTGCGCCTCCCAGACAGCGACGGCGACGAGACCTGCAAGCGGATGGCAGCCCATAGCACCAGGGCTCCGATCATCGTCCTGACAGCAACCCGCAAGGCGTCTGATCAGCTGGCGATGAGCCACCTTGGCGCCTATCTGGTGCTGAGCAAGGGCGGTGATGGCACCTTCGCCGCAGGACTCACCGATCGCATCGAGGAGGTGATCGAGGCGCATCGGCCGATCCGCGAAACGTACGATCTGATTGGAGACATCAGGAGGGTTTCTGGCGCATGAGATCCCCGATCGTGTCCTGGCAGACCTGCTGTCTGCTGTCCATAGGCTTGCGGCCGATGTGGCCAAGCTCGACAAGGGCGGCGCAGTCGGTGATGTGCGCCGGCGCTGGTTGGAGCAGGACATCAAGCGGCAGGCAGCGTCGATCGAGAAGCTGGCGGACCGCGTCAAGGCATTGGAGCGCGCTGAGCGAGGCGAGAGCGGCAAGGCTGGCGCCATCATCGCAGGCGGCGCAAGCGGATCGATCCTATACGGGCTGATCGAACTGGCGCAGACTGTTCTAGGCGCAGGAGGCTGAGATGAGCGATGAGGTGATGCGAGCGCTGGCGCGGATGGAGTCGAAACAGGACTTGGTCAGCGAGACACTCACGGGCGTTCGGCTAGATGTGGAGTCGATCAAGGCCGCCCAGGACCGGATCACGGGCGAGTTTGCTGGCCATGTCGAGGACGATCAGCGCATGGCCGAGACGGTCACCGCCGGCATGGCTGAGATCGTGGCGCTCAAGGAGGCAGAGCAGGCGCGCGCAGTGCGCGAAGCAGAGCGCGAGCGGCAGGCAGATGCAGCAGCCGTCCACGCCAAAGAATGGTCAACGCGGAAGTGGACGGTGGCCTTGATCATCGCTGGCGCCTTCCTGAGCTCCATCGGCGCCAACCTCTACAACCTGGTGATCAAGGGCGAGATCTCAGATACCGCAGCGGAGGGTGACTGATGCCCAGCTTCTCAGCTAGATCGCGCGCCCGCCTGGAAACCTGCGATCCAAAGCTCCAGGCCCTGTTCGAGGAGGTGATCAGGCACTGGGATTGCACGATCCTGGAAGGGCGCAGGGACCAGGCCACGCAGGACGAGTATCACCGCACCGGGCGCAGTAAGGTCAAGTGGCCGAACAGCAAGCACAACGCCACAGCGCCCGCCCTGTCTCGCGCTGTGGACTGCGCTCCGTATCCGATTGACTGGGAGGACCACAAGCGCTTCATCCACTTCGCAGGATTCGTGCTCGGCGTAGCGTCCACGATGGGGATCAAGATCCGCCTGGGAGCCGATTGGAACGGCGATCACCGATTCACTGAGCGCTTCTTCGATGCGCCACATTTCGAGCTGATCGAATGATCGAGCGGATCCTGCTCTGGCTCGCTGGCAAGCTCGGCAACCTGCTGGGCTGGCTGATCCTGCGCTCCCATCCCATCGAGCCCGCACGCTGGAGGCCAGGGCGATGAGCAAGCGCGAAAGAATGAGCTATGCCACCCTCTTCCTCGAGGCAGGCCTAGCAATCGGGATCATCCTGCGGCCTGACGCAGCGGCAGACCTGAGCCAGATGGCGATGTGGATCGCCGGCACATCAGCCTGCTATGTCGGCGGCGACACGTACCGCAGCAGCGGCAGCGCGCACGCGGCGCACAGACCGCCTGCTACAGTCCGCACTGAGCCCTGACCCAGGCGGCAGCGCTCATGCCCTCCTGGATCGCTGACGGTTTGTAGCCGGGCCAGCAACCTTCTCCGCTCGTGCGCAGTCATCAGACCGCCCACCCCTTCAGCGTCAGGCTGCGCACGTAGGCCGCGCGAGTCATGCCCGCAGCGTCCGCGCGCCGCTTTACCTCTGCCCATTCATTGCGGCTGTAGATGCGTTGCTCGCGCCGCTTGTCGTCGTCGTGGGCGGGCGGCCTGCCGACAGGGCGCTTTTTGGGGCAAGCCCAGCACTGTTCCGCCGCGCCCAGCGGAACGCCGTGTTCGCATGCGCTTCTCATGGCCGCCATCCCATCGCGGTCCGCATTGCGATCGGCGCGTTGTGGCCGACTCGGCCCGCCTTGCGGGCGCCCCGGTCGCTGTAGATGGTGAATGCGACGTGACCGTCTTCGCCGGTCGCATCATCGAAGAGGTACATCACGACCGTCTTGGTTGAGTAACTGTGCCCCGGTGGGTGTGCCCACTTGGCGGGGATGGTGATACCCTCGCACTTGAAGCCATTAGATGCAGCGAGGCGCAGAAGGCGCGGCGCGTGATGCCCGACCTCCTCTGCGATTCGGAGGTAACAGGGGTCAATGTTGTTGAAGGCTGAGTTGCTCACGTTCTGTCTCCCGTCCAGCACCGCGCTGGTAAGGATAATCTAGCGGGGCTTCTTATCCTGCGCAACAACTATTTTCAGCAGGGCGCAAAATAAATCACCAACCGCTCAACGACTCGCCCGCGTTACACTTCCCTGATGTCTACCAACCTGGCCCTGGTCACAGCGGCGCTGCTCGCAGTCGCGGTCGCTGTCTTCGTGCCTCGCCTGCGCCTCTATGCGCTGGCTGTGCTGGGTCTACTCCTCTCCATCCTGGGCGCTGGCAAGCTCGGCAACGCGCTCAAGGACCGGGCGCAGGCTGGCTCCAATCGGCGGCGAGATGTGGCGGCAGCGCGCAAGGCGCACAAGGCCGAGACCCAGGAGCGGAACACGCGCATCGAGAGCGCTCAGGCGGCGTCAGATGCTGCTGTGGCGACTGCGACGACTGATCCGTCACTTGAGACGATCACGCCAGCGAGCGAGGCGGAACGTAAGCGGAGGCTAGCGGCCCTGGGTAGCCCGCTGGACTGAGGCGCGCACGTAAGCCGCAGCGGTCATACCCTCGGCTGCGGCGTCCTGTTGGATGCGCTCCCACTCTGCATCCGTCCAGCGGACAGCGCGTTGACGCTTGCGGTCGGCTGGGGGGATGGTGGGGCGGCCGGGCTTGCGCGGGATGGCGCCCCCGCAATCGACGCAGTCCAGAGAGTCTGAACCGGTGTCAAGGCGGGGGGTGGGGGTGGGGCATTCGCAGATCATCGCGCCACCTTGGCAAGCGCGGCTCGCTCTGCATCGCTGCGGGTACCCTTGAAAAAGGTGTCTACCATCTTTGCGTTACGGTGGATGGTTGATGCCCAGCAGTCTCCCATGTTCTCAACCGTAATCTCGTATACGCCGACAGTGGCGCGATACGTCCCACGAATCACCTTGCTAAACGTCACCACGGCAGGCGCCGCGCTTCGCGCCGCTCGCACAATGTCCATGGCGTCGCAAATGTCAATGCTGCGAGTGTGCGGACCATGGCGCAAGTCCAGTACGATAGCGGTGTTAGCCTTGCCGGATTCGACGCCAGCAACAGCGATCGACTCAGCAACGTGTGCCGCGTCAGTGAAGCTCATCAGCCCGGGAGTGCCCCGGTCAGCCTCCTCTCGGTCGTTGCAGCATGGGCAAAAGCTCTTAACGCGCCCACTCTGCACCAGAGTCCGCTGAGTCATTTCCGAGGCGTCGAACCCCTCAAGGCACATCCAGCATTCGGTGGTCACGTTGCTCATGCTCTCTATCTCCCGGGTCGCGCTCCCTGCGTCGACCGTGGATATATCCTAATTGAGTAATATCGATTAAGCAATAACTAATATCGAAAAAAATCGAACTTTCTTCAAAACCGCTGGACTGCTACCCTGCCTCATGCGCGCCATCGTCCCGCTCCTGCTCATCCTGACCGGCTGCGCTGGCTCCCTCGTCGCGCCGCTGAGCTTCACCGAGGCGAGCCGCTACTACCCTCCAGAGTTCGCTGTGCTCATCGCCACAGAGCCAGAGCCGACCATCGCAGGCGATGCCGCGGCCTTCGACGGCTTCTTGGTGGCTGGCGCTGACTGGCGCAGGGTCCGCGCGGAGTTCGATCGGCTGCGGACGATGCTGGCGGAATCCTACGCTCAGAGCGCCTCTGACCGCGTCCTGGCGATCACTGAGGACCGGGCGAAGGTTGAGGCGCTGATGCAGTGCAGGCGGTCTAAGGCCGAGGCTCTGGCGTTCGGTATCGGCATCGGAGCGGGCGCATGCGCTGCCGTGGATCGGGCGCTGGATTCGATCAGTCCCTGACTCTGCACATTCGAGCAAGGCTGACGAGCCATCTGGCGAACGCCAGCGGCGTTAGATGGCGATCCGCCTTTGGTACCTCTGGCATATCGTTATTGTTACGAAGTAGCCTGACCATTACGCGGGTGGGCTCTGCTCGATCAGGAGCGGGTGGGACGGTGCTGGTTCCGCAGATGTAGAGCCAGGTCGGCTTTCTCGCTGCGTGTCCCCAGTCACACTGTTGTACCTCTAGCGTCCATCCGCCGCAGTGATCTTGTCCTTCGGCTGGTCCTGGAATGCCCGCAGCGGTCCAGAGCCTGCTCTGCGCTGGATGCTCCAGGACACCTCCCCATTCGCGGACTTGATCGACAGCACGCAGACCGCAGATCTGATCCCCCTCTCCTCCTTTGTAATTCCACCAGAACCTGCCCCAAGGCCCACACGGTGGATGGGCGATCACAGGCGATGGTCCTTCGTACAATCTCGCGTCTCTGTCCTTAACAAATAGACCAACCTGTTTTCCGTTTCGGCTCGCAAAGCCCCAGCAATCGACGCCATCTAGCGATCCATATGGTCCGCGCAGAAGATCCACGTATAGAGCAGCAACAGTCCTAGAGTCCTGATCCATCACCACTCCAGCCTCACCAGCACGCGCGCCTCTTCATCTGGATCGCAGTACCATTTCTCGGCGCTGACTCTCCAGATCTGCGAATCATTGCGGACGATCCCAGCCTTCTCGATGGCGTCTGACACCGCCTTGACCACGTTGTCAGCGTCTGGCGTAGCGCAGTGCGCCTCCCTGACCATCGGCTTGCTCTTCGCCAGCGTGCCCAGCGGGCGATGTAGCAGCCGCTTGGGCCGCTGGAAGAGCGCGGTTATGTGCAGCTCAACGGGGCCGG